CGCGGCTCGTGGACGGGTTGGCGTGCGCTTCTAGCTCGAGGCGGACAGGAGATGCCGCAACTGCTCCCTCGCCCGACGCTTCGCCTCTTCGACGTTCTGCGGTTCGGGAAGGGGCTCGCCGCCGCCCGGCCCGCTGCCAGCCGGCATGGGGCCTGGCAGGTTGGAGTGGACCTCGTGCTTCTCCGTGACCCACTGCTGCGCCTGCTGAGAGACCTTCTGCTGGAAGGCGGCGTGCGCCCGAACGATCGCCGACTTGATCTTGGCAGGGTCGGTGTTGGGGCCGGCCTCCTCGCCCAGCATCCCATCAGCCAGGGCGAGAATGATCTGCCGATCTTGCTCGTCGGCGACCTTGAGCTCATCGAGCGTTGAAGCGATCGTCGTGCGGATGCGCTCAAGGGCGAGCTCGGCCTGCGCCTGCGCCTGCCGCTGGCGCTCCCGGTGCTCGAGAAGCTTGGCTACCTCGCCGGCGGTGAGTACCCGCTCGGGGTCCGCGAGGAGCTCCTCGATCGTCGGCTCCTGGTCGACGTCGACGCCAGCGGGGGCTGCGGGCCGGCCGCCGGTCAAGAGCCGTTCGACCTCCGAGAGCGGGAGACCGAGTGCTCGAGCGGCGTCGTACATGAGCTCGACCACGCCCTCACGGGTGCGGAGCGTGTTCCGCAAGGCGACGGCGGCCTTGACCTCGTCCTCGCCGCCCCACTCCTCGATGCGCTGCGCCCAGTCGACAACCGGCGTAGCCGGCGGTGCGGGCTCCGCAACCGACTCACCGGCCGGCGGTGCGGGCGTCGGCTCGACCTGCGTGACGGGTGCCGGATCGACCGGCTGAACCGGGTCGTGGGCGCCGCCGGCGACGGGCTCGTCGGGGGCGAACGCCAGGGTCGGACGACCCAACGAACGGTACATAAGCTCCTCCTCAGGGTCTGTGCTCAGCGGCCAAGCCTAGCAGCCTGCGTGTCGATGTCCATGCCCTGCACCGTGCCGGGCTGGCCGACACCGCCGATGCCGGCCCGCTTGGCGATGGTGCTGCCGGTCAGGGCTGACGGCGCCTGGCCCGCGGCGACCATCGTCGGGTTCGGCGGGGCACCGGTACGGACATCCGTGTATTGCTCGGACGACACCCGACCGGCGGGCCTAGCCATGGGGCTGTCGCTCTGCTCTGATCCAGGCGGGGTGGGGAGCGACAGTTGTGGGAGCACGGCCTCGTAGTGCGCCTGGGCATGGGCGTCGATGACGGCGACCTTGCGCTGCGCCTCGGGGTCGCCGGAGAGGGCGAGTCGCTTGAGCTTCTCGTACTCCTCGGACTTCCGCAGGTTGTCGTGCTCGGTGATGTGAACCATGTGGTTGTCGAACGAGTTGATCTCGACCTGTTCGCCGAGCAGGAGGTACTCGTTCTCTCGCTGCGCCTGCCGGGTGTCGATGTTCCACGCCTCGGCGAGGAAGTCGGTACCCGGCACCTTGATGAGACGCAGCAGGTGGCGGGGGTCGGTGAGGATGCCGGCGCCCCAAAGGTCGAGCGCCAACTGCACCATGGCGCTCTTCGAGCGCACAACTCCGGTGTCGGTAGCGACGTGAACGTCCAACTGGTGCTGGACATCGGCGCCGCTGAAGTGAGCCACCTCGAGGGCGCCCTCCTCACTCCAGGTTCGGACAAGACGCTCTTCGGTCCAGAACTGGCGGACGAGCTCGAGGATGTGCCACGCCGTCTCCTTGATGGCGTCGCTCATGAGCTTGAAGGTGATGGCGAGCTTGGTGTCGTCCGCCTCTTGGAGGGCAAGGATGGCGGCGGCCGGCATCGAGGCGCTCGCCGGCTTGCCGGAGCTCACGTCGCTCTGACCGGCCCGATCGCCCATCTCCATGTCGGCCCGGTTCATGCTGGTCTCATGCTGAGCGATCCAGCCGGAGTCGGGGACGTGAACGGTGGGCCTCTCACCGATGGGGTTGTAGGGGATGAGCGAGACCCGGGTGGTGACCTGTCGGGGGTTGATCGAGCCGGCTGGGTAGAAGACCTTCGGCGTCATCGTGCGGCGGAGCTCAGCCTCTCGAGAACGGGCGTCGTTGTAGTCGGCCTGAAGCGGGATCAGGTCATCAACCCAGGTGCGTCCCTCTCGGCGACCGAGTCCGGGGAGCAGGTCCCACTGCACGTACGGGACTCGCCGGTGCCGGTACGGGAACGGCTTGGGGTCCTCGAGGATCGTGTTGCCACACCACGTCACGACGAGACCTTCGGGGGCGGCCCGACATGGCACCATCCACATCTGGTGAACGGCCACAGTATCGGTGGCGTCCTGTGAGTCCTTGGTGACGTTCATGAGCGAGTAGACCTCGTCGGCGATCGAGCGGAAGTGCTCGGCGCCGTCGACTCGCTTGCCCCAGTGCTCCCAGACCTCCTCCTCAGTCATGGTCTTGGTGCGGATGACCCAGCGTGCGTTACGCAAGTCGGTAGCCCCAGGGCTGACCGCGAGCTCGTGCGCCGGGACACTGTCAAGCCTGATCTCACCTACATGCACCTCGTCGTTGTCGACCGAGCCGAGGACATCGCCGGCGGTGGGGTCCCAAACGATCTCGGTGTAGGCCCAGCCGTGCGTCACCACCCAGAAGAGGTGACGCACGAGAAAGGACTCCCACTCGAGACGGTTGAGCTCGCTGCGGAGGATGCGAGTGCCGGCCTTGGCGGCATTGAGGTCGGCGTCGTCGTCGGTGACGGCCCTCGTCTCAGGCTCGGGCGCGGACTTGGTGAGTCGGGCGATGAACCGCTCCACGATGCCGCCGATCTTGTTGGCGGTGATGCGGATAGGAGCGTTGGGGTCGTCGGTGCGGTTCTCGACTCGCTTGAACGCCCGGACCCTCTCGTCCCACACGACCCACTGCTGGCCGAGGACGTACGACAGGTTCAGCTTCATCTGAAGGTCGGGCAGGATGCGGCGGCCCCGCTCACGCTTCTTGTCGAGCCAGGCGATGAGCTTCTCGGGGTCCTGTGGGACCATGAAGCCCGAGGTGTCGGTCTCCTGCTTGCGGCGTCGCACGGCCATCAGGTCTCACCTTCGTCATCCGGGACCGCCATCACCTGGAGACCGGTCGGGTCTCGCAAGTAGCGGTAGACAGCCTCTCGGTCCTTGTCGACAGCGGCCGGCGCTACGACGGCGTGGTACTCCGCCGGCGTGCGGGATGCCAGGCGGGTGAGCAGCAACTGCTCGTTCGTGCGGGCCTGGTTGAGCTCGAGACGAAGCGCTCGCACGAGCCGCTCGTAGGTGAAGGCCGTCGTGACGACGCCGAGCACGGAGCCAAGGAGGAGGTAGAGGGTCACGCAGCCCCTGCCTCCTTGAGGCGCCGCTCCTCGGCCTTGCGCCGCTTGGCCAGGCGGGCTCGCCCGGCCCGACCCTCGGCGGCAGCGTCCAGGACGCAGGCGGTGCAGAGGACGAGGACGCCCTCGCCCTCGATGACGGCGTCGAAGGCCAGCACGTCGTTAGGGTTGGTGCAGATGTAGCACCCGCCCTTGGCGGCGGTCTCGGGGGCGTTGTCGCAGTGCATCGCAGCCATGGTCCTACCAGTCGTCAGGCACCCCGAGCACGGGGTTCACGTCCCGCTTAGGATACCGGTCAGTCAGTGACTTCCACATGGCCTCCTCGCTGTGGTCGGCGAGGCCGAGCCGTTCGGCCAGGGTCTCGGTCCTGCCGTCGGCGTTGGTGGCGAGCTCCTCGGCGTAGGCAAAGGCGTACATGACGCCGTCCGCACGGTCGGGGGAGCTCACCCCTCGCTTCCGCATCTCCTGCTTGGTCTCGACCCGGATGTCGCCCTGGGGGGTGACGGTGTAGTGGATGTCGATCAGCTGCTCCCGCAGCTTGTCGTCGTTGACGGCGACGTCGATCGCCTGGTTCTGGAAGCGCCGGCGCAGCGACCAGTACGAGGCCGACCGCTGATTGATGAAACGACCCGGGTGGCCCTTGCCACCACGGAAGCCGATGACCTGGAGGCGCGGGGCGATCTGGGTAAGGTCCTCGAAGTAGCCGATGGCGCCGGCGCCGACGCCGTCGGCGTCGTACACGAGGATGTCGGGGCTGTAGTCGAGCACGGCTGAGGTGACTGGCCCCTGTACGTAGCTGTCGGTCCGCATGCTGGGGAAGGTGCGGATGTCGATGATCTGACGCCCATCACGCACGGCGATGACGTTCTCGTCGGAACCGTAGGCGGCGATGTCGACGCCCAACTGCCGGACGCCGGTGCCGAGGATGGGGACCCGGTTCTTGGCGGCGAGGTCGTACCACGCTGCTGGCACGAGCAGGTCGTCGCCGAGGTCCCAGTCTCGAGCCTCGATGGAGGTGACCCACTCGAACGTGCCCGGCCCCATGCCCTGACGCTCGAGGTCCTCGAGGAACTCCTTCGTGATGAGGTTGGCGCCCGGGGGCATGGGCTCGCCGGTGAACGACGGCGTGTCCCAGGCGGTGATGCGGATGGTCTCGTACGAGCCCGAGCGGGCCATCTTGGAGGCGTAGGTGTCGGGCGTGGTGGGGTTGTAGATCAGGAGGATGCGGCTGTCGCTCGAGGCGAGAAGCCGGGTGATGGCCAACTGGACCTCGTCGTCCACGCTCGTGGCCTCGTCGCCGATGATGAGCTTGTGGGCGGCGTGGTAGCCCTGCATACCCTCGGCGCTGGCGGCGCTCTGTCCGATGATGAAGTGGTTGCTCTCGTCATCGACCAGGCGGAGGTCGCCCTCGTACAGGTGGCCGGGGATGTGCAAGCCCCGCTCCTTGATCTTCGGGTAGGCGGCCCTGATCTCGCCCCAGAGGTTGTCCCGCAGGTGCGTTTCTTTCGAGGATGTCGTGATGACCTTGGCGCCCCGGCACCCGCCGTTGGTGCCTGTCGGGTCGCACTGCACGCACGGTGTTCCCGGTGTGTAGGCGTTGTAGAACGCCAGGGCGAGTCGAGCGGCGAGGTAGGTCTTGCCGGAAGCGTTGCACGACGGCACCGCGACCTTCGCCCTGAACCGGCTGAGCCTCGAGGCGATCTTCTGCTGCACCGACCAGAGGTGTTCGCCGGTCATCACCTCGATGGCAGCGCCGAGGTCGTACTGCCCGAGCAGGCGTACCCGCTCGGCAGCGTCACGGGTGCGCATGGCGGTCAGCGGACGAGTGCGTCGATGGTCTTCCGTCCGACGATGCCGTCGGCGGCGAGGCGGCGCTGAGCCTGGAAGCTGCGGACCGCCTGCTCAGTGGCGGGGCCGAAGACATCGTCGACACGACAGATGAACCCGTGCCGGTTGAGCAGCTTCTGCACGAGGCGGACCCGCACGCTGCGCTCGCCACGCTTCACCGGGCGGCGCTTGATGGTCTCGATGATGGCGGCGATCGCCCGCAGAGCCGCAGCCGTGTCCGTCGCCGGCGGCGCCGGCACAGTCGGTCCTGACACCCGTTCCTGACGCCCGAGCGCCCGGAAGAAGTCGATGAAGTGCTGCACCTTCATCACGACATAGTCGATCGGGTAGTTGGGGCCCGGGTCCCAGTGCGTGCTCTTGCGCTTGGCCTTCGACACCTCGGCGTGAGTGGTGATACCGGCCTCGCCACGGTTGATGGCGGCAGCGTCCACGAAGCGCACCGGGATGTCGTGCTTGGTGACGAGGTGTGCAACCAGCGGCACGACCTATGGCGTGTATGGACGAAGCGACAGCACCGATGGCACGGGCGTGTATGGCTTTGCCACCGCCTCCAGCGGGTTCACCTATGGCGTGTATGGAGTAAGCGCAAGCCTTGGAGGTGTAGGCGTGTATGGTGAAGCTGCCACTGGCATTTGTGGGGTAAGCAACTACACCGACGGCAGGG